CCAGTCCTCTTCTATCTCAAAGTCGAAGTGTGGCTCTGCATCAACCACAAGCCTGTTTTTTGGGTCAAACATCCCGTCTTGATCCTCAAATATCTTCCAGACCCATTTCCGGCAGTGCTTAAGATCAAGAGGCTTCCAATCATGATGAGTAGTTCTGGAGGTATAGTATTCGTAAACCTTGTCAATGATGGCGTCTAAATACTCTGGGTCATAGTTTGATGTTTCTATTTTCCCTATTTCGCTATCCTCAAATGTATCATGCCCATCCTGCAAAGCCTTCTTGCATAGAGCTGCTATCTCAAGCACCTTATGAACAATAGTTCCCTTGTCTGCCTTTTTACCTGAGCTACCAGACCACCCTAGTGTGTACTCAGCATAATATTTCATAGGGCACATTCTGTGACAATTAAACGAGCTGCTTCTGAAATATACTATTGGAATTGACATGTTAAGCCTTAGCGCTTTCTTCGACTGGGCCCTCGGGCACGACGAGAGATTGGTCTACTAGTGAGGTAACAACATTTTCTAATTTCTCTACAGCATAATAAATTTTTTCATTTTGCTGCGAAATAGTTATATCTTTATTGTCTAAAACAAAGTCACAGACCTTTAGACATTGTTCTATTTCTAGCTCGCTAGAATGTTTGTCTGATTTCTTGTATGGGTCTCTTGTTAGACCTATAACGAAACCCCCATTGTCCTGAAGCGCCCTTACTTCGTTTTCAAATCTTACATCACAAACAAGAGCTACTTCGGGAGAGTCTTTTTCTATTTTTCTTAACAGGCTTTTAATCCATACGTCAGGATCAATCTTTCTGAAAATATCTGTTCCTACATGTTGAAGAACCTCTCTTGCTGTCATTTTCGTTGAGCGGCCAGAAGGTTTTTGTCCATGTATTTGTTCAATCACTTCCCAGTCTATGCTGGTTTCTGAATTTTTATCCTTGTCAGTTCCGTATGCCTGCTCATATGTTAGACCCAAAACATCAACACACAAATCCTTTAACGTATCCGCAAGACCGTAAATTTTGATATAGTTACTTAGCTCATTTTCAAATAAGGCATCTACATCTACATAGGGTGATTTAAACGGAATCCACTCTAGCTCTTCGTTTGTTTCCCCAAACACATCTCTAACCTCTACCTCTCCAGACTTAGATAGACGAGATGCTACACAAACGCCTAGTTCTGCAAGCTTCATTGCTAAAATAAAGTTACAGGCAGTGTTCTTTCCGCTTTGTTTTTTTCCTGCAAAGCCAACTATTTGAGTCATCTTACTTCCTCGTATAAATTATTTATTAGTATTTACAGTTGTTCTTTCCAACTGCCTGTCGAATGTTCCCGAATCCTGTCAACCTGAGACTCTTGCATCTGGCTCGCTAGATTACTGTGATACAAATCATATAGCATTCTAATACTTTCTTCAAGAGATTTGTTATTTGTTTGCTCTGCAACTTCGCTTACTAGCCTTTTACAGAGTTCTCTAGCTGATTTTAATCCCACATAATCATTTACAATATCATATATTTTTTTTGCTTCAGTTATATTGGTTGGCATTTTAAGACACCTCCAGCCAGTCAGGATAAGTTTCTCTAAGGACCTCTAGGCGATCACGAGCATCAACTAGAAGGTCTAGCGCTTCGTCAAGATTGGTATAAAAGTCACCTGTTGAGTGATCTCCAATACCAACAGCTTTATTAGTTAGTAGTTCTAAGGAAAGCTTTGCTTTTTCTTCGTCCGCAATAGCCTTGTGATATAGGTATGAAATAGCTAAGTGTTCTGACATTATTAAATCTCCTTATAGGCCTTCTGAGCCTTATCAATCCACGGTTTAATATCTGAAGTTATTTTATCTACATTAAGTTCTGCTATATCATTGCTATCAAAATTTGGGAAATATAGCCTATATAGCATTGAACATTGTTTTTCTATTTTTTCAGCAGCCTTTAGACCCGCTTCGTCATTATCCATTAAACAAATTATAGATAACGCTCCCGATTCGTCCAGCAGGTGCTTCTGGTCATTATTAAATGCTGTGCCGAAAATTGCCACAACATTATGTATACCGGCTTCTGCAAGTCTCCACACGTTTCCCGGAGACTCTACTAGTATTGCCACACCCGTATCTAAGATATGGTTTTTGGCCTTCCAGTAATTATACAACCACTTTTCCTTTTGAAAGCCTTTACTGTGCAACCATTTAGGAAAATGTCTACATTGCTCAAAGGGGGCATGGTAATTGTTGCAATCTCCGCATTTGTTAAATATGCTTCGTCCAGTGCATCCTACTATATATTTGTGGTCATTGTCATATATTGGGACAACTGCTCGTCGAAACATCGGCTTTCTGGGATTATCGCAATAGCCAACATCATATTCCTCAAGAACCTCTCTAGAAAAACCTCTATCTAAATAGTATTGGCATGGAACCTGCACCTTTTCTCGATACTGATCTTGGGTAATACCTAAAGTTTTTCCTTTGTTTCCAGAAAGACTATTTATTAAGCCGCCAAACTGCATCTTTTCTATGTTGACATTTTCAGTATTAAGTGAAGAGAAGTCTTGATCTAAGAACTTTAACAGAAACTCTACTGCTTCTGTAAAGGTGGCTTCTTTGTCACCCTCGGATTCCCAGTTGTAATTAAACTTTGACAATGCCCCCCTTATGAAATGTATAAAGCTATTGCCAAAAATTTCTTCACACTGGTGGGTTCTACACTTATAGTGGATTTTATAGTCGCCATTGTAGTACATATTAAGCGCGGTAGGATTGTCTCCTCCGTGTATGGGACATACGGACTTTATCAGAATCTCATTGGTATAAGATTTTTTAATGCCAAAATATTCATATATTTGGTCCATATATCCCGCTGCGAGCTTAGAAAGTGCCCTAAGTCTTGCATAGTCGCCGTATTTATACGAATGGGATGTCTTCGTCGTCTTCGTAGAAGTCTTCTTCATCGTTTCCATTAATCCCGTCCTCTAATTCGAATGCAGTGCACCCTTCTATTATTTGACCACACGAGCCCTTCATCATAATATTAATGTAATCTCGGTCCTGCAAGCCTTCTCCATGCCGGGCTATAACAGGGACAAGCTTTCGATTTCCGTTTTCAGGACCATCTTTAGCTATTTCCTCGTCAGACTTATTCTTATATATGCTAAAGTTTGAGCACAGCCAGATAATTCTATCTGAACCAGAGGCTGTGTCTGTGGTTTCTTTGCTTATCCCATCTCTATTTAGCTGCACAAAGGATAGGATGGGGACCTCATATCTAAGTGCAAAGTTATGTAATGCGGTCATCATAAAGCCAAGAACCTGAAACTCCTTCATGTCGCTTTTAATTTCAGCAGAATCCATGAGCTTGAGATAGTCATAAATGATAACACAATCGTTTGCTTTACCCTTATCGTTTAGACCCACCACCTTAGCTATCCATCTTCTCATGATTGATATCTGGTCTTCAAAAGAAGCTCCTCCGATAGACTTAAAGTAGTATGGAAGATTTTTAATTTCTTGAGCCGAATCGAAAACCTTTTTCTTTGATGCTGGATCTTCCGCAAACTTACCCGTTTCTATATCACTGATGTTTACTCCCGTAAGCATAGCCATTAGCCTATTCTGGTGATCCTCTTTTCTCATTTCTGTATCTAGATTCAGTACCGGAATTCCTGAGCGCGCTATATGCACACCCATATTGTCCGCAAGAAGGGTCTTGCCTGTCTTTGGTCTTGCGCCTATAACGTTAACGGTGCCCCTACGCAAGCCACCCCCTATTGCAAAATCATATCTCGAATACCCTGTAGATATACCAATCTGATCTATAGGGCTGTCTGAAAGATCCTCTAGGTATTCTTCTACATCATTAAATATTTTAATGGGGGCCTCGTCACTGTCTGCTAGAAGAGAAGTAAACTCAAAGATAGACTCTTCTGCAATTCCCAGTATGTTTGAGATAGGCTCGTCGCCCTTAAGCTCTAAGTACCGCTCTTTTGTCAGCTCAAGCTGATCGTACATCATGCGCGCTATTTGAAGCTTTCTTATCTTTCCGGCAAAAGGCCTCACGTTTTTCAGTAAAACAGGGAACTTCATAATTGAAGCCAAGTGAGAAATCTCTTGGTTGTTGAAGAAAGTATCTAATCCAATCTCTTTGGCCGCAGATAGTATCGAAGGAACATCTATTTGAGCAGAGTCGTCCCTGTCTACTATGTGTTTTAGACAAGAATAAATAGACATATTTGATTCTATAGTGAAGCTGTTTTCATCAATGATGTCAGCAACGTCAAACATAGCGCTTGAACCGTATCGGCAAATACCCGATAGTATTGCTCGTTCTGCTGGTAAGTCTTGTAATATCATGAGTCACATGCCTGTGCTGCGCACTGGTTACATTTCCACCTACTTGAATCATATACAACTGCTGCTGAAACGTTTTCAACAGAACCACAAATCCTACATTCCACTTCCACCAAGCTAGAAGATCTAGTCCTAGGCACCCTTTCCGAAACGTGCTGCTGATCCTCTTTGGAAGCCTGATCTAACTCTGCCCGTTCGGAAGAACTGAGAACGGTGTCTTTCATGAAGTCAATAAACTTGTTTGGTCTTTGTCCGGATGTGTCTAGGCCCTTGACTCGACACGCCGATCCCTTACTACCCCTCGTGGAGCGAGAGCTGTTCCTCTTATTTTTTTTTCTACCTCCTCGGCCACGACGACTTCTTCTTCTCTCGGTGGGAGCCCCAGAGTCTATCTTGTGTACTGAGGTATCGCCCTTTTCTTCGCTTGGCTCAGAATCAGAAAGAATTTCTATAAGTTCTTCCTTGGTAAATTGACTGATCAGCTTTTTTAACTCTTCTTTTTTATTACTCATACTCTACTAATCTTTGCTCTTTGTAGGTTAACAAACAGGTCACTTAAGTTTTTTGTCGAGCTAGCAAGGTATGTTAGCCTGTCAGCTCTTTGTTGTGCGTAAACTTTAATACTCTCTAACTTTGAAGCATAGGTATCCTCTTTGACGGCTTGATGATATTGACTATCCCAAGAACCGCTATACTGACCTTCTCTTCCAGCTATCATTACCTTAAGGCTAGCGCTTGCCCAATTTACTCTAGCAACCTCTCTATTATATGATCTTTGCAGATAAAAAGAAAAGCCCCCTAGTAATAATGCGGCTTCAGCACACTCCTCTACTGTCAGCTTCTCCATCTGTTGTCTAGGCATAGTCATATAGGACTTTACGGACTGATCATGAAAATCCCCAGAATAAGAAGATAGTCCTAAGCTTGACTCATATTCGTCAAGAACGGAATCTATCTTTTCTAACCGTTCCTTTGCTGTATTCTCAATCGCCATTGTTTTTCATCCTCGTTGTAGGGCAGCTCAACATATGTTATATTATTATACTCGCACCAATCGCGCTTACGCGAATCTCTTTTCTTTTGATTGGCAAAATCTTGTGCTGAGGTATGAAATAATGTATTAAATTTATAGTGTTGCTGCCCATGAACCTCAACAACAAGCTTGAGTGTATTGATATAGAAGTCAAAGAATAGTGTCTCGTTGCGAGATATAGGGGCACCGACCTCCTCCAAAATTTGAACGGTTGGGAACAACTCTGTAAGAATATCTCTAGCAGTTAAATGTAGTTTTGAGCGAGGTCTTTTGTCGTTAGCCCTTACCACATAGCCATGAAGCTTCCAGTTCTGAACCTGATTGTCTAGGTCTCTAACCTTCATTTTTATATAACACCGTTCTCCTTGGAGAAACTAGCGTGACTCTGGTCTGGTTGAATTTTTTTAGTAGGTGTATTGCTAGGTTTTTCATAAAAAGATCTATGTTTCTTTTTCCCGTTGAAGTTTTTGGGTAGTTTATTGCCGATATCTGCCATCCCTTTTCTATATAGGATTGTCCGCATATAAGAGTCATTGGAGAAACCCTTACTGGAACCCATCCTGCATTGCTGTATTTAGACTTTTCTATCTCCTGAACTTTTCCTATTTCATAGTGCAGGTCTCGTTCAAAGAAAATTTCTCTATCAGATTGCCCTACAGAGCCTAGGAAAATACTAACTTCATAAGAAGATTTTTTTTTACAACTGAATTCTGGGTTCTTATTTTTACCAGCCCAACCAAACATATAACCTCCAAGCAGATGCATCATCATATGCCTACCATCTCAAAAACCTCTGATCTAAATTGAGCGTATTCCTTCGGGTTCTCCTCTAAGTATTTGGCTAGATTTGCTTTACCTTGTATTTTATCTCCACTTGGAAGCTTAAGCCAAGCACCCGCCTTTTCAATAAGGCCGAAGTCGATTAAAAGATCAGCTATTTCCATTTCCTTCCATATTCCCCTACCATACCTTATATGGCTTTCAACCTTTTGTCCGGGAGGGCCAATAGCTGAAGTTACAATTTGCCAGTGGATCGTCTGGCCGATTTGAGTATCCCCCTGCATAATTGGCACGGAGTGGGTTGCATGGAGCTTAACATCAACCTGATACTTTAGAGCGCTGCCAGACTTCTCGATCTTAGCTTTTCCCCTGCCAAACCTCTGAACATTCGCCATAAGGTGAGTAATGCCGACAACTGTAACTCTATTAATCGGTAAAACATTTGAAATTCTCCTACAGAATTTAGCTAAAATCTTTTGAACGCTCATAACTTGAACGTCTTCTAAATTTCCGGTTAGCTCTGATTCGCTTGAAAGTGCAGAAAAAGAGTCAACTACAGCAATAGCTCCGGGTTTTGTATGTACTATATTGTCAACAATGCTTAGATATTTTTCTGCCGAAAGAATGTTTCCCTCTGTAGATGAAATAATTTGCATAAGTTCCGACTTAAGGTCTAATCCTGATATCCCCTCCAAGTCTCTTTTCTTTAGTCTTCCCTCTATATTAGCGTAGTAAATCTCTCTATTGTAATACTCTTGGGCATTGGCACAAAAGCTAAGCGCCGTCACGGTCTTCCCAACCTTTTCTGGCCCTGTCATGATAAACAGAGATCCTTCAGGGACACCACCACCCAAAGCCATATCCAACTTGGGACCCACAGAGATAACCTGTAAAGGTTTTTCCGTGATTGAGCTAGCGTCGTGAAGGACATTACCGTACTCTTTGATAATGTCTTTATTCATCGAGTTCCTTCAGCTTAGAAATAATTGATTTTTTGTTGTTGTTTGTATTGTGTTTAACTTGATCTGATTCCACTACATTATAATCAACGGAATCTCTTTCCTTTATCAGCTCTTGCTTCTCTTTAATTATACCGTGAAGAAACGGAGATCTAAGAGAATATGTTTTCCAACATCTACTATCTTTAAGTGCCGCTATAACAGCCTCTTCAGAAAAGTCCTTGAGTAACTTATTTGCCAGTGTGATCTGGTAACGAAAGTAGTTTTTCCACTCTTTTATTTCCCAAAATTTAACGGGCAGTTCTTTATGGTCAGTTCTCGCCTTTTTTTCACATACGAATTCTGTGATATACTGAGGCGCGGATACCCAGCCGTCTGGGGAATAGCGAGAAGGATATTTGCTTTTATCGCTTCTTTTCTTACTCATGAATAGAATGAATTGTATTTGAATGGTCTCTTGGGCTTTGACTAAGGGTTCTTTCTCTTGACGCATCAACCCTTTCCGATCCAGCCTGTGTCATGACCGCAACACCTTTGTTTCCAGAACCGGTTTCGTTTATAACAAAAACCCTATCGCCGTCTTGCTTAAGTTCTTCAATATACGGATTTACTTCAGAGACATCTCTTCCTAATACTTTTGAAATATCCTCTAGGTCCATGTCATTATAATACATACCTTGGATACAAAACTTTTCAGTTTGCGTAAGGTTTTTTGCTTTAGATAGTTTTCCCATAATATTATTCCCTCTCTGCGTTATGTAGCCACGCACTGTTTTTGGTTTTTAAAAAACGAATATAAAACTCAAAGGTCTTTTGGGAAGCTTCTTTAAATTGCCATTCTGGACGACCCGCATGGCGCATCTGCTTTCCGGCAGTTCCTTCGCTGTAAATTCCTATAGGGTTAAAAAGCTTGCCGTACCGACCACGCTTAACAAAAAATTTATTTTTATTTTCATCTACAATTGATTTAGCGTAAGTGTCTACGCTTTCTAACTCCATTCTGGGAAATCCTTCTTGATCTACCCAGTCGTGCTTACCAAACATTGTATAAAAGGCTGTTTCTTGATCTGAGATTTCTTCCTCAACAGACCTCTGAACATTTTTATCTTCATTAATTTTGTGAAAATTCATTTATTTTTTTTTCTCCCGTTCGGTCTTTTTTTCTTTTTTCCTGTTGTCCAAGAAGGCGCATTCTTGGGTTTTTCCATTCGGCTCATACCGTCTGGTAGCTCCCCTCCACCCGCAACCTTTTTAGTTTTAAAGTCACGTTTCATATCTTCACACTTCCACTTCCCATATTTTTTGCTTTGCTTGTCAGCGTAGTGACCTAAGGTTTGAACCTCGGATAAAGAGTAATTGTAGCCACCATAAACATTATCTTCGCCAAAATCTCGATGAACGGTGTCCATTTTATTGCACGAAGGACAATTTACTTTATCTTTATATTCAGACCTATTGCAAAATATTGACCATCCGTGATCGCAACCATCGCATAAATAACTGTATTCGGGCATTTAATATCTCTTTCCTTTAGCTATACTATTGTACCACTAATTTTCTTAAACACTGTTTAATTTTTCTAGAATCCTTGCGACTACATCGCTTCTAATTATATCTTTATAGGTAAGCTCGCAAACAGATACCCCCTCAACTTCTTCTAGATGTGTCATGCAGGAGTTAAGGCCTCCGCTGTCGGAGCCTAAGTCCGATTGTCTTAGGTCGCCATTAATTACCGCCTTTGACTTTCTTCCCAACCTAGTTATGAACATTTTTATCTGTTCAAACGTAGCGTTCTGGGCTTCGTCTAGTATGATAAAAGATTCGTGAAAGTTTCTTCCCCTCATATATTCTAGCGGGCAAAGCTCAATTATGTTCTCCTGCCTATAGTGCTCAACGTTAGGAGCAGTCAGATACATATTCATTTCCTCTATAATGGGAATTAAATATGGGTTTATTTTCTCTACTAGAGTTCCGGGTAAAAAACCGAGCCCTCTTCCGGACTCAACAACAGGTCTTGTTATTATTATTTTTTTTACCTTTTGTTCCGTTAGATATTCACAAGCCAAGCCAACGGCAACACTTGTTTTTCCCGAACCAGCAGGTCCAGAGCAGAAAGTAACGCTAGAGGCGTTCATTGATTTTATATAAGATTCTTGGTTCTGTGTTTTAGCACGAAGCTTTTTCCTACGAGGAATAGCTTGCTGTGGTGTGGGTTTTCTTTTTCTTGCCATTAAATTCCTTTAAGTGAATCCGTAGATTTAATAATTTCTGACCTGTCTTTTTGACACTCAGGACAGTTTTCAAAAAACTCAGCGTGTGGTTTTACATAGTGGTGAACGCTCAGCACCCCTAGTCTATTCCGTTGCACTTCAGAGTACAGGGTTTGAAGCCCCATAAATGTATTCATTTGAAAGTCTTTTTGTTCTTGTGTTGTCTTACCTACAATATCTATAGATAGTGGTCCTGCTGGCTTATTATAAATAATGTAACCAGTAGATATTATAGCTATTAAATTTAGCAGCAGTAAACCTTTAATGGTTTTCATTTGTTATTCCCCTATTTGGACCTTCTTCAACGCTAGTACCTCTCCAGTCATAGCTTATTTTAAATGTTTGGCTCGCGGAACTGATTTGCTTTCCGGTTACTTCCTTATAAAACTCTGCAACCAAAAGCCAATCTCTAGTATCGTAAGCTTTTCTTAATTTTTCAATATCCATTATGTAAATAATCCCTCTATTACTTTTCCGGAATTGGCTATTTTCATAGGTCTTCCATTGTTGCTAGTAAATGTTGTACTAAGAGATATGCCTAAGGCCTTGCACACAGACGCCATAAGGTCCTGAGAACTATAGGGTTCTGTCTCTACCCTAGTACCGTCTTTGTTCGTTGCCCCAATAGCGATTCCTCCGTTAAGTCCTCCTCCGCCGACAGCAACGCTCCAGCTTCGAGCCCAGTGGTCTCTGCCAGCATTTCCATTTATTCTTGGGGTTCTACTGAACTCTCCCATCCAAATTATTACAGTGTCTTCTAGCAGACCTCTCTGTTCCAAGTCTTCCACAAGAGCGCTCATGCCTTGATCTAACATTGGTAGCTTGGTATCTCGGAGAGTTGGAAATATATTTTGGTGGTTGTCCCAGCCACCTAAATTTACCTCTATAAAGGGGACTCCGGCCTCGACAAGCCTTCTTGCCATTAGGCAACCCTTGCCGAAGCCATTATCTCCATATCTTTCCTTTACATTTTCTGGTTCTCCAGCTACTTTAAATGCTTCCATTTCTTCGCTAGTAAGAACATCAAATGCTTGCTTAAGAACATCTCTATGGTCTTTAGCTATACTTCCTCGGTTTTGGCTAATAAAATTATTTTCCAATAAATCTAAAGCATATGCTCTTTGAAAAAATCTCTCGTCTATTTTCATGTTTAGATTTCTAACCCTTCCGTCGCTATTTACCACGAAAGGGGAGTGCTTCATTCCTAAGAATCCAGCACCTGTGCTGGCAGAGCCAACAGAAACAAATTGCGGAATGTCTAATTCTTCTCTTTTCAACTGATGTGACAAAACCGCGCCGTAACTAGGATGTGTAATACTTGGGTTTGGAACGTATCCTGTATGCATATAATACCTGCCTCTCATGTGGTCTGCTTCGCGCGTGCTCATAGATCTAACTATAGCCATATGATGCATCTGCTTAGCCATTAAAGGCATGTGTTCACATATTTCTACGTCTCCAGAAGTTTTTATAGGCCTAAATGGGCCTCCCGTAGGAGAACCCAATTTTAGATCCCATATATCCATACTAGACGGACCACCTCCCATCCATAAAAGAATAGCGGATTTTCCCTGCCCCTTCATCTCCTTTTCGTTGGCGCGTATGGAACTAACCAAAGGGATAGTGGGGAATAGGGAAAAATGTTTTAAAAAGTTTCTACGCTGCATAATCTATTTCCAGTTCTTCTCCAAACAGACAGCAGGAGTCATGAGCTTCTTTGTGTTTAGCATAAGATTCATCGTCAAGAGCAAGATATTCTCCATGATTCCAAATCTTTTTACCACTTCCATCAAAAGTCATACAACTGCAAGCAAAATCAACTTCTACACACTCATCATCAATTCGCACTACCTGTGCGATAGAATACTCGTGTCAGTCAAATGGCTCCTTGCCCGGAAGCGGAAACTTTGTTCTTTGCACCCAATCGTTTAGTTTAATAGTCATATATATCTCCTTCAGACGTTAAAATCGAAAGTGAAAAAAGAAATAGGGTTGAACGGGGTATGCTGGATATACGGGCTGTGCCGGATAGTAAAAATTATTCCAGTTTTGATATACGGGGTGAGGGTGTACATATCTGTAACGATAAGGGTTATAAATAATTACCGGACCCCTATTCCAATTTGGATTTGGGTTTGGATTTATATGGCGCTGTTGAGGTTTTTGCCATTCTTGTTTGCCGAACCCCAGAGGTCTTTGTATGGGTCTTCCAAAGCCTTGAGGTAGTTGCGGCCTCACGACGGTTGGAGGTTTAACGACCTTTCGTTCTTGGACTAGTTGAGGCCTCGCCGTAGTTGGAGGTTTAATAACCTTGCGTTCAGGCTGTTCCGCATTTACAGAAAGTGGCACAAACAGTAAACATAGTAGTGCTGCTAAATATTTCATTATACCAACTCCTTAAGCGGTTCTCTGTGGTCTAGTAAATACTGCGGTCTGCCAGTTCTATCTAATAGTGTGGTAGACATAGTGTCAATGCCCAAAGCTCGATACATTGTAGCACAAATTTCTTGTATGTGTACAGGTCTAGATTCTGGAACTTCTCCAAGTCTATTGGTTTCTCCAATAGTCTGTCCGTGATTAAATCCTCCTCCTGCGAGTAAAGCACAAGAAACTTGAGGCCAGTGGTCACGACCGCCCCCTTTATTAATTTTTGGCGTTCTACCAAATTCTCCCCACACTACCACAAGAGTATCGTCTAACATACCGCGTTGGTCAAGGTCTTTAACGAGAGCTGATACGCATTGGTCGAGCTTACCTCCGTGATCTCTAACTAGATCGAAGTTGGCACCGTGACTGTCCCATCTTCCATATGAAAGTGTGACAGAGCGTGCTCCGGCAGACACCAAGCGGCGCGCCATAAGGACGTGCTCATTGACTGTGGGCGCTCCGTCATACTGAAACTTAAATGGCTTTCCATCCCCATACATCTCTTTAGTCTTAGGGTCTTCTTTTGAAAGGTCTAGAGCATCAACAAGTGCGCTTGATGTTAAAACCCCAAAGGCTTCTTCCGTAAAAGTATCTGTGGCAACCGCAGTGTCTATAGTTTTATTTAATTCAGTAAAGCCAGCCAACAGATCTTTACGACTCTTAAATCTTTCTATTTCCATGTTAAGTTTAAGGTCTTTCATCATTTCCCCATTGGGCTTGAAGGGTTTGTGGCTATCTCCAAGATACCCAGCCCCACCAGCTTCTGACCAAGGGTTATGTTGTGTCGGCTCAGCCAAGCCTACTGCCACTGGAACAGCCGGATCAACAGAGCCTAGGATTTTAGAGGCGCACGCTCCGATAGCAGGATAATTAGTGCCAGACACCATGTCTTTACGGCTCCATCCTGTAACGCATTGGTGTCCGTCGTGACCACCGTCAGAACCTACCACAGAGCGTATTGCTGTAAATTTATCAAACATAGAAGCTATTTTGGGGAAACATTCTCCGATGTGCACTCCCGCCACATTGGTCGAGATCGGTTTAAATGGTCCTTTAATTTCTGACGGAGCCTGCGTTTTAATGTCCCACATATCTTGATGTGGTGGACCGCCACCAAGGAAAATATTAATAACAGCTTTGTGTTTTGTTCCAGTAGAATTCTGAGCTCGCAACACCTGTGGCATTGAAAGTAAACCAAACCCTCCTACAGACAGAAAACTTCTACGCGATAAATTAAGCATAATGCACCTCTATTTTTACCTTCTATAACGAGAAACAAAGTATTTCCTTGCTTCCGCTCTTTCTTTTTCATCTAGTTTGCCGTCTCGGTTTTTATCAAACTTTGAGACAATACTACTAAAACCGGAAGATGGTCTTGTGTCGTGTTGTGGGCCATGACCTCTTCCTCGACTAGGAGTATGTGGCCTTGCGTGACCATTTCCCCTGTCGTGACTATGATTATTTTGGGAAGAACCACTGTGTCTATTGTGGCTAGGCCGACCTGAATTACCACATCTTGAACTACACTCACA